CGTGCATTCCACCGGCATTCGGGTTGCCAGTGGCTGCTGCGGCATCTCCTCATGCCGCAAGAGACCGGGTGGGTGGACATGCTTCCGCGCTGTCCGCCCACCCGACGCACCCTAGACGGTGTCGCACCCTGCGAGTAGAACTGATTCATGGCCTACCAGGAACTCACCCCGCGCGAGATCGCGGTGCTGCGGTTCGAGGCTGCCCATCCAGTGCACGACGGTGCCAAAGAGGAAGCCATCCGCAAGCAGCTGCGGATGCGCGCTGCACGGTACGCGCAGGTGCTGAACGCAGTGATCGACAAGCCCGCCGCACTGGCCCTCGATCCCCTGCTCGTGAAGCGTCTCCTCAACGCACGCGAGGCACGCACACAGGCCAGAGCACGCCGAGAGTTCCGCTCAGCCATCTAGCAGGGGCTGGCTGATGCCACGAGCGCCGAAGAAGTGCGCAGTGATGACCTGCCAAGTCCGCGTCGTCGGCGTCACCTACTGCAACGAGCACACACCCAAGTGGGTCGGCCGCACAGCATCCAGCCGAGCACCACGATCAGCAGCCCAACGCGCCCGCATCCTGGCGCGTGACCCTGTATGTCGCTGCAAGGGATGCGCCAAGTGCTCCTCGGCAGGCTGCAGCCGACCGTCCACCATCGACGACCACATCGTGAACAAGGCCCGCGGTGGTAGCGACGCTGACAGCAATAGACAAGGCCTGTGCCGCCTCTGCAGCGACGTGAAGACGCAACGCGAAGCACGAATCGGACGCGGCCTGCGCCGCTGACCGCGCGCCAGCACCGGGGGTGGGGACCCCTCCCCCTACCTCTCACAGAGGACCGGAGGGGTGCTGCGAATTTCGTTCTGTACGGGTTCCGGTGTTTCAAAACGTCCGTCCTACTTCCGCTCCACCCCCAAGCCCGACATGGGCGCCCGCCTCAATTCCGACATGGGAGGCCACCACAATGCCAGGACCCACACCGAAGCCTGAAGGCACGCGACGTCGCCGCAACGCGACCATCCCGATGACCCAGCTGCCTGCCGAGGGCCGCAAGGGTCCGGCACCCGAGTGGCCGCTCGTCGCCGACATCGTCATGCAGGTGCGGCTCGAGCAGGCGCAGGCCAAGGCGGAGGATCTGGTCGTCCAGATCGAGGCCGAGGAGGACACGCGCACCAGGCGTCGCCTCGAGCGTGAGCATAACCGCGCGTCTGAGACTGCGCAGGTGCTCGCTCGCCAGATCGAGGCAAGCCAGAAGCTCGAGCGCGAACTGTGGGTGCAGCTGTGGGCGCTGCCGATCGCGACGCAGTGGGAGAAGGCATCGTTCACCCGCGAGGTCGCGCAGTACGTTCGCTGGAAGGTGCAGGGCGAGCTCGGCGACCTGAACGCGTCGAAGGAAGCGCGCATGCTCTCCGATCGGCTCGGCCTCAACCCGCTGTCGATGCTGCGCCTGCGCATGGAAGTGCCCGACGCGGACGAAGCCCCCGACGTGCGGACGACGAAGCGGACCGTGCGCAAGCCGGTGGCAGCATCGAAGGACCCGCGCCAGCATCTTCGCGCGCTGAACTAGACGGGCTCACCCCATGGGTGTGCTGATCGTCCCACCGCTCGACGACGAACCATGGCCCACCCTCGGCCCGCAGGTGTGCGACTTCATCGAAGACCGTGCAGTGTTCGGACCCGGGTCGCTGATGGGGCAGCCCGCGAAACTCGACGACGAGAAGCGCGCCGCAATCTACCGCATGTACGAGGTGTACCCGCGAGATCACGAGTTCGCCGGTCGCCGACGGTTCAAGCGCGCCGGCCTGTCATGGCGGAAGGGTCTCGCAAAGACCGAGTTCGGTGCGTGGGTGTCCTACACCGAGCTGCACCCCGAGGCTGAGGTCCGCTTCGACGGATGGGACGCTCACGGCAACCCGGTCGGCCGCCCAGTCGTGTTCCCCTACATCCCGATGATGGCGGTCACCGAGGAGCAGGTCTCAGAGCTCGCCTACGGCGTCCTCCTGTACATCGTGCAGGAAGGTCCCGACGCAGACCTGTTCGATGCTGGCCTCGACCGCATCATCCGCCTCGACGAGAACGGCAAGCCTGGCGGCCGAGCGGTACCCGTCGCCAACGCCCCCGGATCCCGTGACGGTGCACTCACAACATTCCAGTACTTCGACGAACCCCACCGCCTCTACCTTCCGAACCATCTGAAGGCGTACGAGACGATGATGGCCAACCTCGAGAAGCGGGTCCTCGAAGACCCGTGGGCACTGTCCACCTCGACCGCCGGGCAACCCGGTCAAGGCTCGATCGAGGAGAACACCTACAAGGGTGCCCAAGAGATCGCCAAGGGCGACGTCGAAGAACCCGACCTGTTCTACTTCCACCGCGACTCATCCGGCAACCACGACCTGTCCACCATGGAGGGTCGCATCGCCGCGATCAAGGAAGCCACAGGACCAGTCGGCGAGTACGGCACCGGACAGTTCCGAGGCATCGCGAAGCAGTGGGACCGCAAGGGTGCCGACAAGGCATACCTCGAACGCGTCTGGCTGAACCGGTGGCGCAAGTCCACATCGCAGGCATTCGACCTCGAGCAGTGGAAGCGATCCAGCCGAGTCCGCAAGAACAGAATCCCCGGACTCAACCGCGCCAACCAGCGCATCCCCAAGGGTGCGTTCGTCGCCGGCGGATTCGACGGTGCACGGTTCCGCGACGCCACCGCCCTGGTCATCACCGACATCAAGACCGGACTGCAGGAACTCGTCGGCCTGTGGGAACGCCCACCGGACACCGAGGACTGGGAAGTCCCCGAGAACGAAGTCACCGAGCTGCTCGACCAGGTGATGAAGGACTACGAGGTCTGGAAGGTCTACTGCGACCCGCCCCACTGGACCGAGACCGTCGGTGCATGGTCGGTGAAATACCCCGACCAGATCGAAGAGTGGTGGACCGCGCAACCGAAGCGGATGGCGTACGCGATCCGCGAGTACGTCGAAGCGCTCGACTCAGGATCGATCGGCCACTCCGACGCACACCCCAACGATGACGACTTCCTCCGCCACATCGGCAACGCCGGCCGCAAAGACCTGCGCATGCGCGACGACGAGGACAACCCCCTGTGGGTGATGGCCAAGCAGGAGATCGAGCAGAAGTTCGACGCCGCGATGGCCGCGACCCTCTCCGGCAAGGCAGCGCTCGACGCACGCAAGGCCGGCGCGAAACCACGACGTAAGCCACGACAGCGAGTCCGACGAATGGACAAACCGGGATAGGAGGTCGCGTTGATCGACACGACTGTTCCCAACAGCCCCGGATGGTGGATGCTCAAGCTGGCGAAGAAGCTCCAAGCTCGGCGCCCGCGGCTGCAGAACCTCGCGAACTACCACGAGGGCGACCCGCCGCTTCCGTCCGGCAACAAGAACGTTCAGAGCGCCTACGAAGCGATCCAGAAGAAGGCGCGCACGAACTTCGCCGAACTGATCGTCGGCTCCGTACGGGAGCGTTGCTCAGTGCGCACAATCCGCACCGCCCTCGGGATCGAGCAGGCAGGCGACGAGCGGGCGTGGGAGATCTGGCGCGACAACAACCTCGACATCGAGTTCGCCGACGTGCTCGAGAACATGCTCGCCCTCGGCGACTCCTACATGATCGTCGGCCTCGACCCTGACGACACCGAGAAGGTCATCATCACCGGTGAAGACCCTCGCCAAGTCGTCACCATCCACGACCCTGCCCGCCAGTCTGTGGTACGCGCGGCAGCGAAGTTCTACCACGACCCCGACGAGATGAAGGACTTCGCGTACCTCTACCTCGCCGGCTACCGCGACGCAGACGGCGAAGAGCACAACGCCCGCCGCTTCATCGCCACCCGCGATCGCAAGTCGGCCGCACGCACCTTCCAGTTCTCCGCAGCCGGGTACACGTGGGACGAAGACGCCGGCGGCGAAGAGGGCGAAGAGCTCAACCACATGCACGTGCCGGTCGTGCGCTTCCGCAACCGCCGCGGCGTCGGCGAGTTCGAACCCCACACCGACATCCTCGATCGCATCAACCACACCCTTCTGATGCGCATGGTCATCACCCAGTACCAGGCGTTCAAGCAGCGTGCCCTGCAGGTCGACGAAGATGACATGCCTGATGAGGACGAGAAGGGCCGCCAGATCGACTACGAGGACGTCTTCACCGCCGACCCGGGCGCGTGGCTGAAGATCCCGTTCAACAGCAAGGTGTGGGAGTCCACCCAAGCCGACCTCACCGGTGTGCTCTCATCCATCAAGGACGACGTGCAGCATCTCGCCGCCGTGACCCGCACCCCGCTCTCGGTAGTCTCCCCCGACGCTGTCAACCAGTCGGCAGAAGGTTCCGCACTGATCAAGGAGGGGCAAGTCTTCAAGACCGAGGACAAGCAGAAGCGCGCAGCGGCATCCCTCGTGCTCGTGTTCTGGCTGGCGTTCCTCACCCTCGAAGACAAGGACCGGGCGGAGAAGTCGAAGATCGTCGTCGACTGGGCGCCCGCCGAGCGGTTCTCGCTCCAGCAGAAGTACTCGGCCGCCTCGCAGGCACCCACCGCCGGTGTTCCCACCGAGACGATCTTCTCCGACATCCTCCAGATGAGCCCCGAGAAGATCGCCATCGCGAAGAACCAGCGCATGGACGACGCCCTCCAAGGACTGATCAATGGACCAGCGAACCCGGCTCCTGCTCCAAGCAACCAGTAGCGGCCACCAGCAGGCGGTCGCCCGCATCCGCTCCGGCGTCGAGAAGGTCATCACCGACCGGTGGCTCGCAATGGAGTCCTGGCGGGGACCCGAGATGGATGCATGGAAGAGCACCATCGTCCCAATCGTCCAAGCTGCTGAGCGGCAGGTCGCGCAGGTCACCAACTCCTACCTGACCCGCATGAGCAACATCGTGGACAGCACCAACGAACCTGCACCCCGCATCGACCTCGCACAGGTGACCGGGGAAGCCACCCGCGGAGTGGACCCCGCCGTCGTCTACGCGAGGCCCGAGTCCACAGTGAACGCCGCCTTGGCACGGGGGTCCAGCCTCAGCGTCGCAGTCAGCGAAGGCCTCAAGCGCGCACTGTCCCTGAGCATGACCGACATCCAGTTGGCCAAGACCCGGACCGTGGCGCGCCAAGGCCGCGGCAGCTGGTTCCGACGCACACTCAACGGGCCGAAGAACTGCGCGAAGTGCATCATCGCCTCCACGCAGCGCTACCACCGCGGCACCCTCATGCCCATTCACCCGGGCTGCGACTGCGGCGTCCAAGAAGAGCACACCATCGACCCCGGCCAGGTCATCAACCGGCAGCTGCTCGAAGCCACCCACGCCGCGGTGAAGGACTTCACCGGCGATTTCGACCCGACCACCCGATACGTGTACCTCGATGGTGCACGCCCGGTGGCCATGCGCGGCAACTCCACAGAAGCGGCCGACTACACAGACCTGATCGTCATTCGCGATCACGGCGAGTACGGGCCCACCCTCAGCTGGCGAGACGACCGCTTCACAGCGTCCGACGACCTCGCCGCCTAGAACTTCCCCACACATGTGGGAAGACCCCGACATGGGGACCATTCCGACACGGAAGAAGAACAGATGTTCACCCTCAACGCATTCGGTCAGCGCGTCTACTGCCAGCCCCGCCTTCGTTTCGTCAAGGACGACGGCGGATCCAAGGGCGGAGACGACAAGCAGCAGAAGCAGGAGGAGAACAAGGACGACAAGTCCAAGGACTCCGAGCGCGGATACCCGGCGAACACGCCCGTCAAGGACATGACGCTGGAGCAGCAGAACGCCTACCACGCGTTCCACGCGCGCAAGCACGAGGAGCGGGTGAAAGCCTACGGGGATGTCACCCCCGAACAGCTG